ATCACGAACCGGGCATGGAAATAAGACCAGAGGCGCTGCCCGGAAAGGCTCTTGACTGTGGCTGTGTCCCGGAAGAGTGTTTAGAATGGGATGGCTCCGAATGTGAAAACTGCGAATTTAATATAGAAAATGAGCTGTAGCTTGCTTGAAGGGCAGCCCGAGCGCTGCCCCGAAAGGAGGCTATAGGAAGGGAGGCAGGGCAATGTTAATGAATCAAAGGTGCCGGTGGTGTGGCAGTCTGGTCAAATATATCTTTACTGACCATAAAAGACCGGGGACTTTGAACACTTGCGAATATTGCACGTCCCGGGAGGCTGTCAAAAAGAGTAGGAGTTTAAAAGAAATTAACGACGAAAGGAGGCGTGAAAATGAATCATAGAATACCCGACGACAAGGGCTGGCTGGAAGAATACGAAAGGACCATTTGCGAAGAAGGCTATTATGAAACTGACCCGGACATAGTGGACGCAAAGGAAACGCAGCAAAGCAGCTGCCCGGACTGCAGCAGGCGCCGGTTAACCTGCAGGGCTTTTAGAACACACCGACCACGTGGGCTATTGTTACGCAGGACCGGCAGCACTTACAGAACATATCAAGTCTGTAGCTGGTGCGGTTACTGGGACCAGCTATGAAAAAAAATCAGGGCAAGTGCCGGACACCTGCCGGAGAAAAAAAGGCTTGCAAACTTCAACTTAAAATGTTATACTAACTTTGCAGCCAAAAAGTCAGCCCGAGAGTGACCCCGGGCTTAAAAGGAGGTAGCTTGTGCTTGAAGGGTTACGGATAAATTATAACACAAAGGAGGATAAGCTGTGAAGGGGACCATAAAGATAAAACGATTAACGCTTGAAAACTTCAAAGGTATAAAACGCTTCGAGGCTGTGTTTGACGGCAAGGACGCAATAATCGAAGGGGANAANGCNACNGGGAAAACTACACTTGCCGACGCTTTTTATTGGCTGCTGTTTGAAAAAGATTCGCTGGACCGTAAAGAGTTTGGAATAAAAACTCTGGACAGTGAAACTGGGCAGCCATTGCAAGGCGTAGAACACAAAGCCGAAATAGTGCTGGACCTTGGGGACCGGGAGCTGAAACTGGCGAAGGCTTACAAGGAAAAGTGGACGCAGAAAAAAGGCGCTGCAAAAAAACACTTCTCGGGACATACTACAGACTATCACATAGACGACGTGCCGGTCCAGAAAAAGGAATATCAAGAAGCAGTGCAGTCAATAGTGCCGGACGAAGGAGTTTTCAAACTCTTGACCGGCGCTAAATATTTTAATGAGCAGCTGCACTGGAAGCAGCGCCGGGACCTGCTGCTGGAAGTTTGCGGTGATGTCACTGACGAAGAAGTTATAAGCAATGATGAAAAGCTCAAAAAGCTGCCGGACATTATAGGCAATAAGACAGCCGAGGACCATAAAAAACAAGTGCAGGAACGGCAGAAAAAGATTAACAAAGAACTGGAATCGATACCCGTTAGGATTGATGAAGTTAACCAGAGCTTGCCGGATATTAAAGGAATGGACGCAATAGAGAGGCAGCAGGCGCTCGAAGTGGCAGAAAAAGAGCTGGAAGCTGCAAAAGACAAGCTCAAAAACATCAAAGAAGGCGGACAGGCTGCAGTGCTGCAGCGTGAAATTAACGAGCTGACTTCTGCGGTGAACATAGAAAAGAACAAAGCAGCCGACAGCGTTTATGAACAAAAAGGTGAACTGGAGAATGAAATCGGAGAGCTGGACCGGGAAACAAAGCAGCTGGACCATGACTTGAAGCTGGCAAAGCACACTGTCGAAACTAAAGAGCAGGAAATAAGGCAGCTCGGCAAAGATATGGAGGCTCTAAGGACCGAATGGAAAACAATTAATGCTAAACCCTTTGACAGCTCCGAAACTTGTCCCTACTGCGAGCAGGCTTTGCCGGAAGAGAAAATAGAGCAGACCAGAGAGGCTTTCAACCTTGAAAAATCGCAGCAGCTTGAAGAGATAAGCAAAAAGGGCAAGGACAAAAAGGCAGTTGTCGACCAGCTAAAGCACGAAGTCAGTCAAGAGCAGGAAAAAATCGCAGACTTGGAAGCAAAGCTGGCTGACTGCAGGGAGGCGCTCGAAGCAAAGCAAGCAGAAAAAGTGGCTCTGGAAAAGACACTGGAGAAGAAGCAAGCCGAAGCTGCAGCAAAAGCGCAAGAAGAACTGGACCAGAAAAAGCAGGAGCTGCAAGAACTGCAGGACAATCAAGCCGAAGCAATCCAGCAGCAGGAGGCAGCCGTCCAGACTGCAGCCGACGTGGTGAAAAGCAGGCAGCAGGACCTGCAAGCGCTGCAGGACCATGACAGCAAGCAGCAGCGAATCAAGGAACTAAAGCAGCAGGAAAAGGACCTGAGCGCCGAATGGGAAAACCTGCAAGAGCAGTTGGAGCTTTGCGACCGCTTTGTAAGGGCAAAGGTGGACCTGTTAGACGAAAAGATTAACAGCAAGTTTGAACTGGCTCGGTTTAAGATGTTTGACACCTATATTTCAGGCGGAATCGAGGAAACCTGCGAAACGCTGTTTGACAATGTGCAATACAGGGACCTAAATTCTGGGCATAAAATAATAATCGGGCTGGACATAATCAGGACACTGGCAGCGCACTATGAGCAAGAGGCGCCGGTATTTATAGATAACGCCGAAAGTGTAACTGGTGAATATCTACCGGAGCTTGAAAGTCAGGTAATCCAGCTGGTAAAACCAGCTATAAAAACCGAAGCAGATAGGGAAAAATACAGTCTGCTGCAGGTAACTACACTTTAAGGAGGTTTTTTTAAAATGGACGAACTGGCAAGAAGGAATGACACACTGGCTTTAATTGAAGAAGTGGACGCAAACAAAGTGCAGGAAACGATGAAAAAAATAGCAAGTTTTCAGGCGGTGGTTCGGGCTAACTTGGTTGAAGGACATGACTTTGGAGTTATACCGGGGACTGGGGACAAGCCAACACTGCTGAAACCGGGAGCTGAAAAGCTGGTGACGCTGCTCGGGCTGACAACTGAATATGAACAAATCGAAAAGGTGCAGGATTATGAAAAGGGCTTTTTTGCGTTTACAATCCGCTGCATTTTAAGCAGGCAGGGCTACAAGATAACAGAGGGCTTCGGGCATGCTAACACCCGGGAAAGCCGATATGCTGCAAGGTGGGTAACTGAGAAAAACCTGCCCGACGGAGTACGCAAAGAGGACTGCAAGAGCCGAGAATTTGACGGCAAATATGGCAAGTATTATAAATATCTGGTGGAAAACGAAGATATTTATACTCAGGTTAACACAGTCTTAAAAATGGCGAAGAAAAGAGCATTAGTCGACGCCTCGCTGACTGCTGGCAGCTTATCTGATATTTTCACNCAGGACCTCGAGGATATGGCAGGCGAAGCAGTGCAGCAATCACAGCAAAAACAGTCACAGCAAAAACAGGCAGGGAATCGGACACCTGCCGGGGGAAAATCAGACGCTGCAAAGGAGAAAAAGCTGGAGCAGCTCTATAAAGCAGCAGAAAACACCGGCAAAAGTATCTCCGAAATGAAAGCACTGATAAAAGAGCGCTACAACAAGGACAGCTCCAAAAAGCTGACAGCTAAAGAAATTGATGAGCTTATAATAGAGCTTGGAAAAGGTGAAATGAACCAGCAGGGGCTGACCGAAGAGGAAATGAAAGGGGCAGCAGAAGCAATAAGCGCCGAGGACGCTGCAGAAATCATGGACGGAGAAATATTAGACCCGGGAGAAGGACCTGACTTTTAATGCCGGAGAAGCTGAAAAAAAGGTGGCAGTTAATGCTGAATCGCTGCACGAACCCTAAAAATCCTGATTATAAGCGATACGGTGGCAGGGGAATAACTGTTTGCAAGGAGTGGCTCGACTATGAAACCTTCAAGCAGTGGGCTTTGCAGAATGGCTATAAAGAACACTTGACCATAGAGCGCAAAGACAATAACAGTGGTTATTTCCCTGCAAACTGTCACTTTGTCCCTAAATTAAAGCAAAGCTGGAATCGGCGCAATAATACCATGCTGACATATAAAGGGCGGACTGTTTGCTTGACGCAGCTGGCTCGAGAGCATGGAATCAAAAGGACAACTCTTGTTTCCCGGCTCAGAAGGGGCTGGACCATAGAAAAGGCGCTGGAAACGCCAACAAAAAGGAGCTGACAAGATGGACATTAAAGCACTGGCAAGCAGCAGCAGGGGAAATGCTTATATTATAGACAATGGCACGAACCCGGTCCTGCTGGAATGCGGTTTAAAGGTTAAAGCACTAAGAGAAAAAGCAGACTATAAATTAACAAGCATGGCTGGCTGCCTATTATCACATGAACACAGCGACCACAGCCGGAGTGCTGCAGCAATAATGGACCTCGGAGTGGACCTTTACACTGGCAAGGGGACAGCTGACAAACTCGGTCTGCAGGGACACAGGCTGCACATTATAGAGGCTGAAAGGACCTTCCAGCTGGCGGACTGGGAAATCACACCTTTTGCTCTGGACCATAACGCTGCCGAACCTCTGGGCTTTTTAATGGAATCAAAAGGGGAAAAACTGCTCTGGGCATCGGACACCTGCCGGGTTAATTATAACGTGGAGGGGCTAAATTATATAATGCTGGACGCAAACTATCGCAGGCAATACGCATGGGACAACTACCAGCAGGGGAATTTAAATGGTTATCTGGTCCGGCTGCTCAAAGATACTCACATGGAAATCGAGGACGTCAAAAGATATTTTCAAAGGACCGACTTGTCTGCAGTCAAGGAAATATGGCTGCTGCACTTGTCTGAGAAAAACGCAGACCCCGAAGAATTTAAAAGGGAAATCCAGCTGGTCACTGGAAAACAAGTTATTTTAGCAGAAGCACCGGACACGTGCCGGGGAAAGGAGGCAGTCGGATAATGAATAAACTGAGAAAAGCAAGGCTAAAAGCCGGAATGACACAGCTCGAATTAAGTTACTTGACAGGCGTGGCTCCGCAAATTATTTCACAGCTGGAGCATGGAAAAATTTATGCTTATCCGGGCTGGCGTCAAAGAATATCAGAGGCGCTGAAAATGGACCCGGCAGAATTATTCCCGAAGGAGGCTGCAGAAAATGGAAAACCTGATAGACTTCCCGGTTAGTGACGACTGGCGAGATTATTATTATGAAAAAGGAATGACACCTTTCCCGAGCAAGAATTATTTTAACAAAGCAAAGGAGGCTGCGAAGGAGCTGCACCGGGAAACNTTNAANCTGCAGGCTGACACTATAAACCAGCAGAACCGGAAAATTCAAGAGCTGCAGGACACAAACAAGGCACTATATAAAAAGCTGGACCGGATAGAGAAAAAGCTGTTTGGCAGCAGCAGCAGCTCCGGCAAGGAGGGTGGAGAATGGCGCTTGAAATCAGACGAGTGGCAGGAAAATACACACTTACAGAACGATTAAACGAAAATGAGTATATAGAAATGCTGGTGGACCGGATAAGGACACATACCGACGGCAGAATGACTGCAAAGTTTTTTGTCAAGGCAGTGCTAAAAAACGGCTCGGCAAACTTACATCAAGGGCAGCTAAATTTAATGGCTACAAGGAGCAGGACAGAGCTGTCAAGGACACTGAGCAAAAGACTGCAGCCCGAAGGCGTGAACTGGGACCAGCTAATAGAGGAAGCATGTCAATTAGTTGTAGAAAATGAAGAGCAGACAACCGAGGCGTCAAGGCTGCAGCTGGTGGAGCCGAAGGACCCGGATTTTATATGTTATCCTCACATACTGGAGAGGCTGCCGACGCTCTGGTATGGTCCGGGGGCTGCTGGTAAAACCATGCTGGCAATGTATTTTAGTTTTTTAGTGCAGAATGGGCTGCCATTCCTCGGCAGAGAAATTAAGCAGCGAAACGTCCTGTATCTGGACTGGGAGGTTGACGAAGAAGAGGCAGGACGCAGAATGAGCTACTTTTACCGGAACTTTGAAAAGGACCAGAACATCGAAATGCCATATTACAGGCGCTGTGTCCTGCCAATCTTTGACGAAGCCTCGGAAATAGCGGAGGACGTGGAGAAAAACGATATAGGACTGGTGATAGTTGACAGCGCCGGTCCTGCCTGTGGCGGTGACGTGGGCAACTTGGAGCGCTCAGTCAGTTATTTTAACGCTTTAAGGAAAATCACGGCTCCGGGGAACGTCGGCAGCGTGACCTTAACACATGTGACAAAGCTGGAGCGCCGGGAGGGAGGCAAGGCAAGGCTGCCAATCGGAGCAGTCTATTTTGAGAATATCCCCCGGGCTACATGGGAACTGCGACCGCAGGAAGTTGAAGATGAAGAAAAGGAAATATCAGTCGGGTTTTTCTGTAGAAAATCAAACTTCAAATATCCGCAGCCGTTTGGCGTCAACTTGCATTTTAACGATATTACAGCTAAGGTGGAGCCGATGAAACCAGAGGACATGCTAACAGAGGAAAAAGCGCTCGAGCAAATGATAATTGAAGAGCTGGCCGCCGGTCCACAAAAGCCAATAGAGCTGGCAGAAAAAGTCGGCACTTCTGCGAACACCTGCAGGGTGGTTTTGTCAAGGCTGGCTAAAAAGGGCAAAGTCACGAACCCGGAGCGTGGAAAGTGGGCGCTTGCTTCAATACATCAAGAAGCGCCATTTTAGTTTATTAACTGCAGGACCTGTTAATATTAATGTTAATAAACTTGTTAATAAAACGCTTGACAACTAAAAGCAAGCATGCTATTATAGGCAAGGAGGGACAGCGATATGGAAAAACCGACATTTGACCAGCTAAATTACTTCTTAATACTTTCCCGGGAATGTGAAGCTCGGGGAATAGAGCTGCCACAGGAAGTAATAGACATTAAAGAGGACCCGGACCCGGACAAGCAGCAGGTGCAGCAGGCAATAACGGACCTTCGCTTTGAACTGGGATTTAAAGAGCAGCGCTGAAAGGAGCCGGAGGGCTACAATGATGAAACAAATTGAACTTGTCGGCGGTCCTGCTTGTGGGCTGCAGCTGGCAGTCAGAATGATTGACGATACTTTTAGTTACGAAATGACTATCTCAGAGAATGGGCTGGTCCTAACACTTGCCGGGGCTTACATGGAATCCGGCAGAATTACAAGGGAAGGCAGGGTGGTTTTTTACCATGCGGAAATTCAGTAAGTATAGCAAATATCATTCAAAAAAGGTGGAGATTTGCAAAAACTGTGGACTTGACAGCTGCAACTGCTTTGAACCGGTGATATTTGACAGCAAGAAGGAGGCTGATTATTACAGGCAGCTGCTGCTGCTACAAAAAGCCGGAGAAGTTGAAGAGATACAGCTGCAGCCGAAATTTACGCTGCAGGAGGGCTTTTCAAAGAATGGCAAAAAACACCGGGCAATAACTTACACTGCAGACTTTATGGTTATATATAAAAATGGGCGAAGGGAGGTTGTCGATGTCAAAGGAATGCGGACGCAGGTTTTTAACCTGAAATTAAAACTGTTTGAAAAGAAGTTTCCCGAACTGAAAGTAACTATAATTTAAGGAGGTTATTTAAAGTGAAAAAGATTTATGCTGTTTGTTTGGCTGTTTTAATGGTGTTTGCAATGGCAGGCGTGGCAATGGCAGAAGAGCTGCCGGAGTGCGCCGGGGAATACTGCTCAGACGATGTGCGCTCGGAAGGTGACAGCTACTGCAGGGGCAGCTGGTGCGCAAATGAACCAGAAGAAGAAGAGGAACCGGCAGAATGTGCTTACAAAGGCTGCAGTGATGATGTGCGCTCCGAAGGGGACAATTATTGCCGGGGCAGCTGGTGTAAAGAATGGGACACTTGCACTGTTTGCGAAAAGGCTGCTGCTGCACTTTCAGAATCTACAGCAGGGGACCTTGTTTGTGCTGACTGTCTGGCTGACTTTTACGAGTGCGCCGGTGGCTGTGGCAAGGTAACAGACGCAGGACCTGACCTTTACTGTCCGGACTGTAAAGAGGAAGAAGAAGCAAAAGAAGAAGAAGAAGAAGCAAAGGAAGAAGAAGAAGAGGCAAAGGAAGAGGAAGAAGAGGAAACGACCGAACCAGTGGACAGGGAAGAAGTGGAAAAAATAGTTGATGATTATATCAGGACTGGCAAGGCGACGCCTCCAACTGGAGGGGCTGCTGCAGGGCTGCTTATCGGAGCTGCTTTAATAGCTGCGGAACTGGCGCTTGCTTATACATGAACCGCAGGAGATATAAATAGCCGACGGGGGCAGGCTTAGCCGCCTGTCCCGTTTTACGTCCCTTGGAAGGGGTAAAGGTAGGGGCAGGCTCTTAAAACGGCTTAGAATCGCTTATATTAGCTCGGAGGTTTTAAAATGGCTGTATTTTTTGTTAGCAAAAAGCAGGGACTGCTTAAAGCACTGAAAAAGCTGTTTGACGTGTTTGGAATCAAGAGAATTACAAGTGGTTTAATCGGTTACGATGTGCAGGGAAACTTTGTAATCAGGGGCTGCACTATTCAAGATGAAAAAAACACGCTGCAAGTGGACAGCTGGACGCTTGACGGCGAACCGAAAGGAGGCAGTGAACAATGATTTTAGGAATCCAGATTTTTTGCTTGTTTGTCGGTGCAGTATCTACTCTGGCTTACTTGTCCAGAGAGAATAACCCGGTCCTGCTGTCTGGGGCAGTGCTGTTTACCGGAATGGCTATCTATATAGAACAGTTTATAAAGTAAAGGAGGCTAAAAATGCTGTTTTCTCACAACGAAAACTGTCCCGAGTGCGGAGAAAAAATGATAATGCAAGGTGGCTGCTGGCTCTGTCCGCATTGCTTTTATGGCGCTTGCTAAAAGTTGCACAAAACGGTATAATAATTGCAAGGAGTTGTCATGATGTTTCCGAAACCTGCAAGGCAAAAAAATGAAGCAGTGCTGGCAAGAATCAGGGGCAAGCAGTGCATGGTCCCCGGGTGTAGCAAGCCCGGGGTCCCTGCACATTATAAAGCTGTCGGTGCAGGCGGACCTGACTGTAGCTGCAATGTTTTTCCTTTGTGCTGGCTACATCATGCCGAAGAACATAACATCGGCAAGAAAACTTTTAGAAAAAAATATGGCTTACCATTGCCCGGTGACAACTTGCAAGAATCGGGCTGCAAGGAGTGCAATAATGTTTAAATACTGGTTTAAACTGTTTTTAGTCTGGCTATATAATCTATGGCTCCGGGTCCGGCGCTGGTTCGGAGGCTAAGGGAGGTTTTAAAATGGCGCTTAAAGAGAAGGGCAGGACAAAGCAGGGGACGCCGGTTTATTGTTCTTTCGATGAGCTGGTCCCTCTTGAAGAAGTGACGCCGAACCCTGAAAATCCAAATACACACCCGACCAGTCAGGTGAATCTTTTAGTTAAGGTTATACAGGGGCAGGGCTGGAGGCAGCCGATAACTGTTAGTAACCTGTCGGGGCTGATAGTTAGAGGACATGCAAGGCTTATGGCAGCGGAGCAAATCGGAGAAGAGGACGTGCCGGTGGACTTTCAGGATTATAACAGCGAAGCCGAAGAGTTTGCAGACTTAGTTGCAGACAATAGGCTGGCAGAACTGGCTGAGATTGACCGACCAATGTTAAAGGACCTGATAAATGACAGGATAGACACAGGCGAACTGGACCTTGAAATGACAGGCTACTTTGAGAGTGAAATCGAGGACCTTATGACACAATACCATATCGATGACTTGGAAGCAGAAGGGGAATTTACAGGCAACCGGTCCGAACATTCTACAAACAAAACAATAGTTTCGATGGGCAATATGGCAGCTTCGGTGGCAATTAAGAAGGTGGACGCTTTGCAGGCTTATATTACAGCTAACTGGGGCGAAGAATGGGACGTTTGCATACCGGCTTTTATAGACTATTTACTGGAGGTATTAAGCATAAATGAAATTAGCGATGGTGACAGGGAGCAGGGAATATCGGTACACAGTGACACTGCTCAAGAAGGTGGCGGAGAACCGGGGTTTTAAGTGGGTAGAACCAGCAGAAGCTGACCTGATAATGTGCAGCGTATGTGACGTCGACGACCTGTCAAAGCTCAAAAAAGCCCGGAAAATAGCAGGCGAAAAACCTTTGATAATGGGAGGGCTGGAAACATTTTCTGGCGAACCGTGGCTGGCTTGGGCTGACTATTTATGGGTAGGGGAAGCATGGGACTTCTTCGACACGCTGGCTGACGAAGGATGGGAGGCTGTAAAAAAGCACCGGTCCATGTTTTCTAAAGAGAAAAGGGAGGCAAAGGCTTCGCAGCGTGTAAACTGGCAAGAAGTGCCGCTGGTAAAAACTGGCAAGGCTGTCTATCACTTCTTAGCTGGCAGGGGCTGCTCGAACAGGTGTTCTTTTTGTTTTACATCATGGGCTAAAAAATACCAGCAGGCGCCGGAATCCCTGCTGGTGGAAGTCCAAAAGGTTATGGAATCAAAGCCCGGAAACGTCAAACTGCACTTTATAAGCAACGACCATTTGAAAGTCCCTGTCGGTCCCCGGCTGGTGAATCCAACTATTAGAATCAGGGACTTTTTAAAGGACCCGACGAAATTCAGCAAGTCAAGAAGTTTTCACTTTGGAATCGAGCGCTTCTCAGAGGCAGGGCGCAAGGAGTGGAAAAAGCCGATAAAAAATGAAGAGCTGACACAGCTTTATAGTGTATTAGAGCGCACGAATCAGGAGTGCGAACTGTTTTTCATTGTAGGAATGCCCGGGACCGAACAGGAGTTTGAAGAGTTTTTAACTACAATCCCTGTAGAGATTAAAAACCGTCCCCGGTTATTTATGAAAATGACATACCTTGACCCGACGCCATTTACTCCGCTGGCAAGGTATGATGTCAGGCAGCTTGGACCTGTGAACAGGGAAAAAATTTACGGAGAGCTGATAAGCCGGAGCAAGCGCTGGCGGTCCTATCAAGTCAGGCAGCTGGCAGCCGAAACATGGCGCTGCTTATTCAGGCGCTGCAATGATGAAGAGGTTTTAAAACTGGGCAATGCCCCGACAAAGCAAATACCATATAAAGAATGGCTGCAGCAAATCGAACAAAAAGGGCTTGGACACTTGCTCGATGGACAGCAAGAAAATATGCCTTGGGATAATATAGAGCCGTAAAGGAGGTTTTAAAGGTGGCTGGAAACTGGAATCCAGAGGAAACACTGCAGCGGAGAGAAGCATTTGACTATTATTATTCGCTCGGTGCAAATAGGACATATAAACAAGTTGCAGAGCGCTTTCAGGTGTCGGAAAGAACTGTCAATAACTGGGCGAAGTGGTTTAACTGGCAGGAACGTGTGAGAATGAGAGATATAGAAAACTCAAAGAAGCTCGAAGAGCGCACTGACAAGCGTATTGTCGACCGGAAGGCTGACATGCTCAAGGTTGTAGAACATGCCATAATGGGCAAGGGACACATGGCGGAGCAGCTTGTTAAAGGGGACCTGAAAGGTGCAAGTATAAAGGACCTGAAAATGCTTGTGGAGCTGGCGCTGCTTCTTATGGGCGAAGTAACCGAAAGGGGCGAACAAAGACATGGAATATCAGGAGAGCTTAGGGGCTACATCACCGACCCCGAATTTCTCAGAGCTGTCCAGCAGGCTTACACAACAAGACGAAGCAGCAATAATAGCAGCAGCAATGCCGGACCAGTGGCTGACAGCGACGACCGGTGAAGTTTTCTGGGAAAAACAGGTAGAGATAGCCCGGGCGCTGGCAGTTAACCGAAGGGTGGCTGTGGCAAGTTGTAATGCTGCTGGAAAAAGTTTTCTGGCTGCCCGGCTTGCAGTCTGGTTTCTTACAACTTACAGTCCGGGAATAGTTATAACCACAGCGCCAACCGACAGGCAGGTGCGCCGGATACTCTGGAAGGAAATTCACATTGCATATAATAAAGCACTGGACCGGGGCTTTGAACTGGGCGGAGAGCTGCTCACAAAGGAATGGCGCTTTTCGGAAGAACACTTTGCACTGGGCTTTTCGAGCAAGCATTATGACGCTACAGCTTTTCAGGGAATCCACAGCCCACACTTGCTTATTATCGCTGACGAAGCAGCCGGAATCAGTGAGAGTATATGGGAAGGTATGTTTTCAATCCTGAAAGGTGGTTTTACAAGGCTGCTGGCAATAGGTAACCCGACAACTGTTGATGGTCGATTTTACGACGCTTTCAGCAGTCAGGGCTGGTGGACAACTAATATTTGTGCTTATGACACGCCGAACTTTCAGGGCGCCGGTGATATTATACCAGAGCTGGTGACGCCGGAGGACGTGGAGGCAGCAAAAGAGGACTGGGGAGAGGACAGCCCGATATTTACGTCAAGAATACTGGGGCAGTTTCCTGATACTCTCGAAGATACTTTCATAGCACTTTCACTGGTCGAGCAAGCAGGGGCTGGCAGCTGGACCAGAGAGGAAATGCTGGAGGTGGACAAGCAGGAACCGATACATATAGGAGCTGACCTTGCAAGATATGGTGACGACGAAAACGTGTTTATCGCAAGGCGTGGCAGGCTGGCTTTTGACAGTGACAGCTTCGGGGCAAGCAAGCTCGGCAAGTTAGGAGTTATGACTGCAGCTGGCAGGCTGGTCAACTTCACGAAAAAAGTTGTAGATGAAATGGAAGCTCACAGGGACCGGATAGTTATTAAGTGCGACGCAATCGGACTGGGCGGAGGCGTCCCTGACAGGCTCAGGGAGCTGCAGTCTGCAGGGGAAATACCCGAACACTGGCTTATATATGACATGAACTCGGGCGCAAAGGCTAAAAAACCAGACAAGTTTGCAGACGCCGGGACAGAGTGGTGGAAAGGGCTGGCTGACAAGCTCCGAGGGGACCTTGCTTTCGGTCCAGTCTTTAAGGACAAAAAAGCAATAGGACAGTTAAGCAGGCGCAAATATGAACTGCTCGGGGATGGTCGAATGAAGTTAGAGAGCAAGGACAAGATGAAAAGCAGGGGAATCAAATCGCCGGACTGGGGGGACGCTATGGCTATGGCTTATGTTGACAGCAGGTATCACAAACCGAGCAAGGGAATGGAATCGGTCGGCAATTCTTATGCCAAAAATGCTATTAGCTGGTGAAAGGAGGCAATAAAAAATGAGTGACATCAAAAAGCAAGTTTATTCACTGGTCGAACATCAAGGGCTTTCACAAAAGCAGGCAGCTGAAAGGCTCGGTGTTCACCCTTCGACAGTTTCCAGATACTACCATGATGTAAAGCTGTCGGAATCTAAAATATCCCGGGGGCAGCTGCAGCAGGAGTTTGGCAGCGTGGGACAAAGTGAATCGGCGCTTTTCAGTGCGCTTGGGGATGAAGAATATCTCGGTGAAGTGCGCTTCCCGACAAGCAATAGAATATATGATAAAATGCGCCGGTCCGATGCTCAGGCTCAGGCTATGGTCCTTGTTATAGAGCTGCCTTTAAGGGCTACAAAGTGGTATATAGAGCCATATTCGGAGGACGCAAAGGACGTGGAAATAGCAGAAGCAATCGAAGAAAATCTGTTTGCTGGTCCGCCGGTGGGCATGTCTATTCACTGGGACGATTTTTTAAGGCAGACGCTAACAATGCTGGTGTTTGGCTACAGCATATTCGAGAAGGTTTATAAGCTCGAAAATGGTTTTTTCAAGTGGAAAAAGTTTGCAGTTAGACCGCAAAGGACAATCCATGATTTTTTATACGACGAAACCGGAGGACCTGCTGGAGTTAAACATTTAAAGGTGACAGGTTCGAGCTTTGAATACGTGGACATTCCCATAGAGAAGTTGCTTGTTTTCAGCTACCGGTCCGAAGGTGGGGATATGAGAGGGCAGTCTATCTTTCGCCCGGCTTACAAGCACTGGAAAATAAAAGACTTCTTGTATAAAATTGTTAACATCGGGATAGAGCGCAACTATGTAGGAACTCCGACAATGCAAATGCCCGAGGAATATTCAGAGCAGGACCTGCAAAAAGCAAGGCAGCTGGTCGAGGACCTTAGAAGCGCTGACAAGGGGGGCGCTATAATACCGCCGAACTTTGTGCTGGACCTTTTCGAGGGTAAAAGAGGGCTGGCAGAAGCGCTGCCATATATAGAACATCACGACGTGATGATGGTTCGGTCCATTCTGGCGCAATTTATTAATCTGGGCAGCAAAGAAGTCGGCAGTTACGCTTTGAGCAGTGACCAGTCTGATATGTTTTTAATGTGCTTAAATTCTACAGCAGAATACATCAAAAACACTATAAACAGCTTCGCAATACCGCAGCTGGTCGACTATAACTGGGAAGTGGAAGGCTACCCGACCATTAACTTTGAGCCGATAGGCAAGGAATCAAAGGCGCTGGTGGAAGTTGTCAAAAGTCTGGCAGCTGGCAAGTTAATTGTCCCGGATGATAACCTCGAAGAGTGGCTGCGTGACCTGTTAGAGTTACCAGAAAAAGGGGAACCGCTGCAGCAGCAGCCCGAACAGGACCAGCAGCAGGATATACAAGGGCAGGAAACCGGACACCTGCCGGGAAAGGGTAACTGCTGCTTGCACACGCTGCAGGAAAGGAAGCAAGCCCGGACCTTCGCTGACAATCAAAGGCGCTGGCGCAGGCAGCTAACAGCTTATGAAAAAAGGGTTAACCTGCAGGACATCGAGCAAACATGGGACAGCGAAGAGCAGAAGCTAATCGACAAGGGAAAAGAGCTGACTAAAAAGCAGCTTGACGAGCTTTTTAAGGCAATGCGCAAAAGTGTCGACGCTGGCGATTATCACGAACTGGCTGCAATACCTATGAAATACCGAGGGGACTTTGCAAAGTTTATGGGACAGCAATATCGGGACCTGTTTGATTATGGNAANNNGCAGGGCGCTGCCGAGCTNNANATNGACNNNGACAAAGTNCCGACGCCTAATGAGCAAAGACGTATAGCAGCGTCCCGGTCTGAGCTGGCTGCTGATAGTATAGCGCAAAGAGTGAAACAGGCTGCAATCCTAACCTGCTTAAATGCAATCCGGCAGGGCTTAGGACCGAAACAGGCACTTCACAGGGCAAGGCAGGAGGCTGACCAGAGAGCAGACAGGGAGCTTACAGCTGCAGCGTCGGCTCATGTAGGGGGCGCAATAAACGACGGCAGGGAAAGGACAGCGCAAGAGGCAGGCGTCGAGCTTGCTCAATTTAGTGCTATTCTCGACGATGTTGTCTGTCCTCTTTGTGAATGGCTGGACGGCTTAATTATAGAGCTGACAAATCCTGACTTTGACGTGTTCACACCGCAACTGCACAATAACTGCCGGTGTGTCTGGGTATTTATTTTACCAGATGAAGTGCCACAGCCGGAGCCGACATGGGAAACACCGCCGGACGGTCTGGTGGAAAGACATGGAAACCTTGTTATATAACTGGGGACAACCTGTTAATAACCTGTTTATAACTACCTGAAAAATGACAGGAGCTGGAAGCAATGGAAAAACCTATTATTAACAAGTTTATTACACCTAAAAAATGTCAATCCTGCGAAGCCTTATATAATGGGCTTCGACAGGTTTATTAATATTAATGTTAACTATAGATAAATAAAGCGTTATTAATATTAACGCTTTTATTAGTGTAATATTACATTAACAAAGTTGTTAATAAACTACAGATATTTGACATAAAACAAAAATATCGGTAATATTAGGGCAAGACAATTAAGAAAATTATACAGGAAAGGAGGGCTGCAAGTGGCTAACCCGGCAAAGAGGTTTAAAGGCAAGCTGGCATACTTGCTTAAAAAATATGGCGATAGAAAAACAGCCATTGCAAAAGCAAGGGGCTACTCAGGAGGCAAAACCCGGGCGGAGAAAAGGAAACAGCAGCAGCAGTTACCTGAAATCGAAATGCAGTTTCCCGATGAGTTTCCCTTCGATTCTTATACAGCGTGTGTAGAGAGAATGGAAGGGGAGGTATCGGACCCGAACGCTTTTTGTGCAGCATGGGTAAAACATTCTAAAGGACACTGGCCGGCGGAGGCTGGCGAAGAAGTTACTGGACAGGCACTGTCCGGGGACTGGAAGGGAGCTGTGGCTAAAATGCAAACCGGCAGCTTTTTAAATGTAATCACACTGGAAGAGTTGGAAGGGCAAACTTCGGAAATTGAAATTTTACGCACTGGTGAATGGCAACACCCGGAATATGGAACCATCAAAGTCAAGGAATCCGACATCGACAAATTCATAGAAAACTTTAATAATAATGCTCGAGGCGTGGACTTAGCTGTGGACCAAGCGCACAAACCGGACGAAGGCGCTGCTGGCTGGTTTAAAACTTTGCGCAAAGAGGACAGCTCCGACGGAGTGCGTTTAATGGCAACTATAGAGTGGACGCCATACGGCAAGGAGCTGGTCGAAAACAAGGTTTTTAGATATTTTAGCCCGGAATTTACTTTCAACTATACAGACGCTGAAACAGGCAAAACCTTTAAAAACGTGCTATTCGGTGGAGCGCTGACAAACAGACCTTTTATTAAAAACATGCAGCCGGTCCTGCTGGAAGAGCAGGCAGCTGCCGAGATAACAGCAGCTGAAATAGCGCTTATTAAGGACCGAGTTTTTAAATCTGGTGGTGACGCTGACCAAAAGTCGGCTGATAACAATACCACAAATAAGACGAAAGGAGGCGTAAACGTGAATTTAAACGAAAAACTAAAGGGAATCCTTGCATTATCGGAGGAAGCAGAAGAGCAGGAAATTGAAACCGCTGTCGAAGCGCTGGTGGACACTTTGTCTGGAGTGACTGACAAGCTGGAGCTGTCCGAGGATAACGCAGACAAAGACGCAATCCTGCAGGCAATCGAGGACATGGGCAAGGGCGAAACGCAGCTGCAAGAGGAAAACAAGAGGCTGTCTGAGAGAGTGGCAAAGCTCGAAGCTACTAATCAAGAGAATGAATGGCAGCGCTTGTCCGAAGCTGCAATGAGAGAAGGGCGCTTGACGCCAAAAATGGCTGAGAAGCTCAAGGCTCGGTTTTTCAAGGACCCGGAAGGCACAAAAGAAGTGCTGGAAGCTCTGGAGCCGGTCGTGTCTATGAAAGAGCAGGGCAGCGCAAGTCAGGGTGAATCGAACATTGCACTGTTTGAAAACAAGGTAAATGAGAAAATCGAGCAGAAGCAAATGACATACGCAGACGCAGCGCAAGCAGTGGCAAGAGAAAACCCGGACCTCTGGAAAGAAGTTGACAGAGAGCGCCGAGGCGCTCACTAATCAGGAGTTTTAAACTCTTAAAGAAAGGGGCTGACAACGTGAATATTAAAATATTATGCGACAGCATGACAGCTGCTGCAGACCTGCAGAATCATCAATTTAAACTGGTGAAAATCACCGGGGACAGGGAGGTTAACCTTGCCGATGGTGACGCAGGGGAAGCTGTTTATGGCGTGCTGCAGAATGACCCGGACGACGGCGAAGCTGCAAGCGTGGCTGTCATGGGAGTAACTCAGGTTGAAGCAGGCGCAAGCATAACAGCTGGTGACAAGCTTCGGTCTAATGGCTCTGGAGTGGCTGAACCGGTAACTGCTATTAAGGACCGCTGCTTCGGCATTGCAAGAGAGGGCGCAAGCTCAGGTGAACAAGTCAGTGTCCTGCTGATACCCGGCGGGGAACAAGCTGACTATAGCTAATCAAATTTAAAAGGAAAGGAGAGTGCCGATAAATGCAACCGACATTAAGTAATGCAAGAATTGACCCGGTCCTGACGAATATATCTGTTCAGTATAAAAACCCTTTATATATAGCAGAACAAGTATTCCCGGTGGTCCGGGTGGACGCAAAAAGTGGTAAATATTATGTTTTCCCCCGGGGTGAATGGTTCCGGGATGAAGCTCAGACAAGGGCGCCGGGAGCTGCAAGTGAAGGCGGAGGCTTCCCTCTGTCCGAGGACAATTACAACTGCGAAGAAGAAGCATATCATACCTTGCTCGAAGATGAAGTCAGGGACAATGCAGACAATATCCTTAACATCGAAACAAACAAAACCAACTTTGTCACTGAAAAAATCCTCTTAAAACTGGAGCGCCGGGTGGCTGACTTTTGCATGACTGCTGCAAACTGGGACAATTCGGCGACACTTTCAGGGACTGACCAGTGGGATGATTATGACGAATCGGACCCAATCAGTGACATCACAACTGGCATGGAAACTGTCGAAGATGAAACAGGACAGCCGGTCAATACAATGGTTATGGGCAATCCTGTCTGGCGCAAGTTGAAACATCACCCGGAAATTACAGATAGAATGGCTGTAACTAACACCCGGGTGACGTCCCTGCAAATCCTGCAGGAAATAACAGGGATAGACAATATCCTTGTCGGCAGGGCGCTGTTTAATAATGCGCAAAGGGGCGCAAGTGACAACTTCGAGCATATCTGGGGCAAGCATGTTTGGCTTGGACACGTAGCACAAAGCCCGGCTCTTGATACTCCGAGCGCTGGCTATGTGTTTGTATGGCCGAGGAATGGACAGCTCCGGGGAATCAGGCGCTGGCGTGAAGAAAAACATCATTCAGAAGTAATCGAAGGTTTTATGAGCTTCGATGAAAAAGTGGTAGCTGACATTCTGGGCTACACTATCCGGGACGCTGTGAGTTAAGGGGGCAGCCCCCGATGAGAGGACAAAAAACACTTTCACCGGGGCAGGGAGCGCCGGACACCTGCCGGGAAAAAAGCTGCCCCGGTGAAGTTGAAAAGGAGGCAGGACCATGTATAAATTCAAGCCCGGGAAAAAGGGGCATGTTTTCAGGCACAATGGCAAAACGTATAAACAAGGGGACACAGTGCCGGAGGCTGCTGTAACTCAAAGTAACAAATATCTTTTCGAGAGAGAGCAGCAGAAGCAGGCAGCTCCAAAAAAACAGCCCGGTCCAGCAGCTCAGAAAACTGGACCTGCGAAGAAGGAGGCTGACAAATAATGACATTAGGCAGTTTAGGACCAGCAGGGGTTCGCTGCAGGAATGGCATTTATGCTGAAATCTCCGGTGTCGGTGCTGAGGGCTATGTTTACTGGAGAAGTTAAAAGGGAGTGTTAAAATGTCCGGCTATTCAACTGTCGAAGATGTGCAAAGGCTTGTCAAGTGGATAACCTTTACAGCAACGTCGAAACTTACAAATGATGACATAGAAAACATGATAAAAGAGGCTGATGGCAAGATAAATGGGACAATCGGGCAAGTCTATCAAATACCAGTAACCGATGAAACAGACAAGGTTATTCTCAGTTATGCTTCGGCAAGGCTGGCAGCTTATGAAGCTGCAAAGGTTTTAATAGCGCAAGCCGGAGGGGACCTTCCAGCTATAGTGCAGGAGTGGAAAACATCTGCCGAAGAATATCTGGCAAAAATACGCAGCCGGGACATAATACTGGAAAACACACCTCGAAGGGCTATAGAATCAAGCAGCGCCATTTATAGTCATACGGCACATGACCCGGCAGCGCCGAAGAAGCAATGGGAACTTGGAAAGGACCAGTGGTAAATAATGACAAGAGTTAAGCTCGACTTTGAAGTGGACGGCGAAAAACAATTATCAAGGTTCTTTGATTTAATCGGTGAAGTGCTGGCTGACTACAGGACCATTTATGAAGCATGGGCTGACGACTTCCGGCAGACGCAAGAACAGGTGTTCGCCTCCGAAGGCGCTTTTGAAGGCAGGGCAAGGTGGCAGCAGCTTAGTCCTCGGTATAAAGTCTGGAAGGACCTGCACTATCCGGGGCAGCCGATTTTAACAAGGACAGGAGAACTGAGAGGCTCTTTGACGCAGGAGGGACATGGACAGCACATATTTGATTATGATGAGCAGCAAATGCAAATCGGTTCATCTGTCGATTATGGTATATTTCATCAAAGAGGGACAGTTAAAATGCCACAGCGCAAAGTAATCGAGCTGACTAATCCGCAGAAAAAGCGCTGGACTGACATTGCCCGGCAAGTTACTTTTGATGAATTGCAAGGAGTTACAGGACCGACGTTTTAAGGGGGCTACAGCGTGACTGTCGAAAATGCTGTGAACAAAGCAAAAGAGCTGCTGGAAAATAACCTTGAAAACCAGCTGCCCGAAAATACGCCGAAGCCCGAAGTGTTCAAAGTGGGCAACTATGTAGGCAGGGAAGAGATTTTACATTCTTTACCAGCTGTAACCTTGGACGCAAGGAACACGCTCGAAGTTGACAGTCAAGAGGACTGGGCGGAGTTAGAACAGGACTTTTACGTCTGGGCTTTTATCGCCGAAGTGGACATAGAAAACCTGCACCGGTTTATAATGCGCTATGGTGAAGCAATCAGGAAAATACTGAGAAAAGGCGCACACTGGGGCAGTGGCTGGCATAACCCGGTAGCCGACAACACGCTTTATACCGGAGTGTTTGACGCAGGACACTTTTTAGTGCAGGGCTGCAGGGTGGAAGTGAAAATCCGGGAAATTGAAGCAGAATAAAGGAGGGCTGCAAATGANGGCAATTTATAAAGGACCTTCGGACCGCTATATTACAGGCAGCTCAGTGTTTGAAAGGAACGGAGCGCCGGAGGAAATACAGCAGAAGCAGTTAAATGCTGCTCAGGCTGCAGGACATCGGTTTGAAGTGGTAAAAGAACCCGTGAAGCGCAAAGTGGAATCAAGCAGCAGCTTTGATTCGGAAACTCAGGAAAAAGGAGGCTTAACCGAAGATGGCTAACAATAACATGGAAACTGTCGTACAGAACATTCACGTCGGGGCAGGCGTCCTGAAAGTGGAGGACCCGAACACTGGTAATGCAACAGAATACAAGGCAACTGAGGACGGCGCAACTTTGTCAATCGAGCGCTCTGTAGAGTTTATAGAAATAGCAGAAGCAATCGGGGCTGTCGGTGGCTATATTACAGGCGAAGAGTGTCAACTGTCTATACAGTCACTGGAAGCAGACGCCGAGAAAATCAAAGAGGCTCTGGGACATGGTGAAGTCACGACCACAGCAGCAGGCGCCGAAGAGAAGGGCAAAGATGAGCTGGAGTTTGGCGGTTCGTTCAAGCTGGACAATAAAACGCTAACTTACACAGCGCCGAGGCGACACAATCAGAATTTAAATATAATCATTGAACTTTACAACGTCGTAGCAGTGACTAACCTCGAGCCACAGTTTCAAAAGACATCAAAAACCGGCTTTCAGGTGCAATTCAGGGCAATTAATGACATGGCAAAAGACGCAGGCAAGCGACTTGGAAAAATCACTATCGAAACCGAAGAAGCTGGCTAATCAAAAATATTAAGGAGGTAGAGCATGACAGCTAAAAAGAGGACAGCAGGACAAATACTGTCACAGGAACCGGAAACAGTGGAATTAGGCGGTGAAACCTTTGAGGCAAAACCGCTTGTAATCAAAAAGGCAAGGAAATTCAGAAAAGCGATAATGCAAACAATCGCAAAGGCTGGCGCTCTGGAAAGTGCAGGCAATATGGAATCACTGGTCGGAGCAATCGAAGAATTTTTTGACAAGGAGCTGATAGACCTTTGCAAGCTGGCGCTGCCGGAGTTTAGCAGCAAGTCCGAAGAGTGGATAGAAAATAATGTTACGGAAGCAGAGCTGCAAAATGCTCTGGTGGTGGCAATAACTGTAAATTTTCCTTGGCTGAAAAAGATGGCGGAACTGGGCAGTCTGGGGCAAGTTATGAACAAGGCAAAGCAAAGCTAACAGACGCCGAAGCCGAAGCAAGGCTCTTTGACGTGTTTATGCAAGAGTACCCGGCATATACTATCAAGAAGCTGGAATCGGAACTGACTTATGAACAGCTGTTTATGTTTATGGACATAATACTGGAGAGGAAACAGAGGCAAACAAGGCACAAATCGAGCGCCGGGGAATCAAAGACCTTTGACTATGACATCGAGGACATAGCAGAAGGGAAGGTAAAAGACATTGGCTTCGGGATAGAAAAGGTGGTTAAATAATGTCAACCTTAATCGGTGACTTGCTATTAAGAATAAAAGGGGACAGCGCCGGAGGCGAACAGGCGCTGCAGCAAACAAAAGGCGGACTGTCTGGCATTATATCCCCGGCAAATATGGTCAAGGGCGCACTTATGGCTGGTGGAGTTGCTGCAACGGCAATGGCTGGCAAAGTGCGTCCCTTGAATGAAGCAAACAGCCGTTTGGCTACAGTGACAGGGCTGTCGGAGCAGGCAGTCAGGGACCTAACACTGGAGCTGACCGACGCAACTTTCCCGATAGAGGACGTCCAGTCTGGCATGGACGCTTTAATCTCTCGGGGAATTGATACAGAAGAGCAATTCAGGGACCTGCTGCCGGTGTTTGATAGTTTTTCCGACGCAACCGGCAAGGACATGGCAGAATCTGTTAGAATAGCTGACGAGGTTTTAAGTGCTTTCGGAATACCGCTTGAAGAGGCAGGGGAACACATAGACATATTAACACATGTCACGGAGCGAACAGACATCCCTTTGTC